TTAGAGTTTATAAGAAAGGTGATGTATTAAAGAAGCATACCGATAAGCATAGTTGTGAGTTTAGTGTTACCTTAACTTTAAGAAGGGAGACTAATGAAGCTGTTTGGCCTTTCTATTTAGACCCATTCCATGAAAATGGAGATTTAACCTACGATGGGAGAAGGGTGGATTTAGAGGAAGGTGATGGACTTATTTATAAAGGAGTTGAAACCCCTCACTGGAGGGATAAATTTGAGGGCAGTAGACTAGCCCAAGTATTTTTACATTACATAAGGAGGTAGTTATGAAAAAGGGCACAGAAAAATGGTCGGATAATCCGCAGGGTGTAGCTGCCGATAAGTCCTTTAAAAGCAAAGGGGATGCTTATGGTGGTATAACAGGTATCATTTCTAAACTAGGCACTGGCGGTAACGTCAAAGGCCAAGACAATCAAAAAGAGAAAGGCTAATGAGCAAGAAAAAAGAAGTGGAAGGTCCAATTACTTTGTACTCCCCTGTTAGCAGAGGTGGTGACGAAGGTTTATTAAAGGCCATTAAGAGCTTGGAAACAGGTAAGTCTGGATATAAATCTCCGGGCAACAGCCCTAAGCATAAGGTAGAAGATCCATTTAAATAAGGAGTTGTAATGTTTGTGTATACAAAAACCCCTACTATTGCGGTAGTAGACGGTATTATCTCTTCAGAAGAATGCAATCAAATAATTGAACATTCAAGAGGTAAGCTAGAAAGAAGTACAGTGGCAACTGATAAAGGCTTAGTTTCAGATAAGGATAGAACCTCTCACGGAACTTGGCTTAATCATTCTGAATTTTCAGAGGTATGTCAAAGGATTTCGGATATAGCGGCTATACCATTAGAAAGAGCAGAGCCTATTAATGTTCTGCGTTATACTGATGACCAAGAGTATAAACCACATTATGACGCACTAGATGGGGTACATCTTGAGAATGGTGGGCAAAGGTTATTAACTTGTATGCTATATCTGAATAATGCTGTAGGTGGGTCTACTGCATTTCCAAAATTAAATTTAATCATTGGTTCTATAGGCGGAAGATTATTGATGTTTGGTAATGTTGATGAAAACAATCAGGCGCATGAGCTATCATTGCATCAAGGATTGCCGCCACATGAAGGTGAAAAATGGGTGATGACCTTATGGTTTCGAGAAAAGAAGATAAACTAGAAAAAGCGTTTGGTGCTAAAAAAGTTAAAGCACCAGATAAGCCTAAACAAAAGACTGCTGAAGAGCATTTAAAAGAATGGTCTAAAGACCAGACTAAAGCTATAGGTGGCAAGGGATTTTTAATAGGATGAAAAGAAGATCAGGTAAGCTGTTAGATGTAATGCCTTATAGACATCAGGAATGGATAGAAGAGCCTGATGGAGAAATATCTATAACTACATATCAGGATGTTACTCCAACTATAGAGCAGAATAAAAAAGAATATAACATATATGGTGATAAGCTAACAAAAGGCAAAAGAGGGGACTGGCATAAGGTAGCTTCTATTCCTTTTAACGTCTATGAGCAATGGAAGAATGAAACCAATGGAGCAATTGATAAAGATCCTAAGTTGCTGGCTAAGTATTTGAATGATCCAGACAATAAGTATTTTAGAACTGCGCCAACAAAACTATAGAGGAAAATAATATGTCAGATTTATACAGATTAAATAACTTTAACTATACGTTTACTGCTACCGATAGCTCGGTAACACTAGGTGATGCTGTCTCTGCCCAATGCTACGCTATTATAATAAACGCCAGTGAGCCTGTGTTTATTAAAATTGACGAGCATGGAAGCGCCGCCACCGCTGGTTCATGCGGTTACTTTATTAAGGATTGGCCTCATTACATACGTGTTAGCCCCGGAGACAGGATTTCTGGATTAAGAGCTGGTGGTAGTAATTCAGTTGTTTATGTAACAGAATTAACCAGATGAGAATTTCTGATCCAGATATCTATAGACTTGCAAATAAATTGCATTCTATAACTACCACTACAACCTCTACCGAAATGGCAGAGGCGGTTGGCTCTGGTATAAGTGCTGTAATGATAACAGCTACAGAGGACGCTTTTCTTGCGTTTGGTGGGGAAGTAGATACTACACCATGGAGTGATGTGGTTGGTACGTGGTCTGCACAAACAAACTCATGGAAAGAATACGAGGCTGTTGGGGAAGGTTATCAAGAGAAAGATTGGCCTACTTATTGGCGTATTAGTTCAGGGCAGAAGGTATCTGCTTTACAAGTGTCAGCATCAGGAACAGTATATATTGCGGAGATGACAAGGTAATGGCGATAGGAACTTATGCGGAACTCCAGACTGCTGTGGCTAACTGGCTAGACAGGGGTGACCTAACAGATAGAATACAAGAATTTATAGACTTAGCTGAGGCAAGGATCAACCGTAACCTTCGGCTTAGACTGATGGAAACTACGGCTACTGGAACATTAACTCCGGGAACTAGAGACTATGCGCTGCCTACAGATTACATACAGGCAAGAACATTTCATTTAACTCTTGACCCTATAGTTCCATTGTCGTATGTTACGCCAGAAATAATGAATAGAATATGGGGAGGATCTACCTCTGGAACACCAGAAGCCTTTACCATTATTGGGGAAAACTTTAGGCTTGGTCCTGCTCCTGCAACTGCTGATGGTTATTCTATGCTTTATTATAAGCGAGTACCTGCATTAACTCCTGCGGCTACTACCAATAGTATGCTTACAAATAATCCTGATATATATTTATATGGGGCTTTATTAGAAGCAGAACCCTTCCTACAGAATGACGCAAGGATACAGTTATGGGCTACAGCTTATAGACAGGCTGTTAATGATTTACAAGTTCAGGATGATAAAGATCGCCACTCAGGTTCTGAGCTAAGAGTAATGAACACGAGTGGTTACTTTTAAAGGGGATTAATCATGGGATTAGAAACAGCAACATATATTAGCCAGCTAACAGCCACAAATCCAACATCTAGTGATCCTGTATCACAAGGTGATGACCATCTCAGGCTAATTAAATCAGTATTGCAATCACAATTTACCACGCTAGGCGCGGCGGCAGTAACCACTACTGCGGCTGAGTTAAACCTATTAGACGGAAAGACAGCAGTAGGTGATGCTTCAGGGCCGGGATCTAGTACGGATAACGCGATTGCAAGATTTAATGGAACTGGTGGAAAGACATTTCAGAATAGTGGACTAACTATTAGCGATGCTAATGTTTTAGATATGGGCGATAATGTTTTTCAAAAGCCAGAGATGAAAGACTATTGTGAAACTATAAACGCTATAGGAACTATTACAGCAGGGACAAACGCTGACCTTGAAAATGGTAATGTTCAAACTGTAACCTTTACAGCTAATACATTTAACTTTGGAATTACTAATTCAGTGGGTTCAAAGAGCAACTCTCTAACACTAGTAATAACAAATGGCGGTTTAGCTACACCCACATTCAAAGCTGGAGCGCATGGCGCTGGTGGCAATAATGTTAAGTGGGCTGGTGGATCAGCACCCACCTTGACTAACTCTGGAGTTGACGTTCTTTGCTTTACTACTGTAGATGGTGGAACTAACTTCTACGGATTTGCCGCTGGCTTGGATATGTCCTGATGCCTATCGGAGCATTTAAGCAAACCATACTTGGTGCGGCAGGTGTATCAGCTGGTGATGTGGTTTTAATGGAAACCTACACAGCGGGGGGTGAGGGGACTAAAGTATTTAGCAATTTAAACAGTGCTGATTATAAGTCTATTATATTTGAGTTTATTGATCTTCATGCCTCCGCAGATGATACTGATTTCACATTTCAGGTTAGAGATGCAGATGATGACTATGGAACGATTGAAGTAACTACTTGTGCTTTTAGAGCTTATAACAGACAAGATGGGACGCAAAGCAATCTTCATTATCAAACTAGTTTTGATGCGCTTGCACAAACAGGACAGATACCGCTTAATGGTGATGCTCACATGGACCCTCAATATGCCCTTAATGGATATATGACGCTATATAATCCTGCAAGCACAACATACGCTACAAATATGGTTTCAAGGCTTTCCTTGAATCTTCAAAGCACTCAGTATCCTGCTCTGGATTTCTTTGTGGGAGGGTATGCAAACATTTCAAAAGCATTAACAGCAATTAGATTCGCATTTGATGAACCTGATGCAAATATGGATACAGGCATCATAAGACAGTGGGGAGTTAAATAATGGCTTTAACTAAGATTAGTGAGCAGTTGGTAACTGGTGTAAGTGGCGTTAATTTCACAGCCGGAATTGACTCAACATATAAACTATACAAGATTGAATATATTAATGTGAACCCAGACGCTTCTTCTGGCTCTACTTATTTAGAATTTCAAGTCAATGAATCTGGTGGAAGTGGCTGGAATGAACAGGTGGTGGGTACATTTTTTAAGTCCCAGCATTATGTTGGTGGTACTGCTAATTTGAGTTATGACTCGGGAGTGGATACACAAGGCACTACTTTTATAAAAATATTTCAAGGGCCCGGGCCGGGAGCAACAGAAAACGTTTCTGGCGAACTTTATTTATTTAACCCCTCAAATACAACTTATGTTAAACATTGGTGGACAATTAATAATGGAATCTATGGGCCATATGCAGCTAGAGGAACGACGAATCCATTTGTGGCTGGCTACTTTGACACTACAGCCGCAATAGATGAGGTAAGATTTAAGATGAGTGATGACGGAAATTTTGATGGTTACTTTTCTTTGTGGGGGCTATAGATGATTATTGGAAACCCAACTATAATAAATACTTTTACCGTTTCAGGGGGAAGTAGTCAGGCCATAACTAGCGATATAACGACTACATATAAAAACTATATGTTTGTTTTTACTGACTTAAATCCTGCAACTGATGGGGTTGAATGGCAGGTCAATTTTAGCACAGATGATGGTTCTAGCTGGTTAAATAAAACGACAACATATTTCAGGGCGCAAGTAAAAAGTGATGGAAGTGGTGACGATCTTTCTCTTATAACGGCACAATCTTTAGACAACAGTACCGCTAATGCTTGCCTTAGTTTTGATATAGGTAATGGATCAGATGAGAGTT